AATCGGGTTATTCAGTAGCGGTCGAATGTGCAGAGTGGGTTCTTGCCAATGAATAAATATATGATTGTTTTGATTTGATTTGATTTGATTTCATGTATGATTATAACTAATAATTTATCTAACTATCGTCTTTTTATTGCGTCATTGTCATCCTCGTGATGGTGGTGGAGAATTAGATGGTGTGCGTGGTCCTGGTGGAGAATTAGATGGTGTGCGTGGTCCTGGTGGAGGATTAGATGGTGTGCGTGGTCCTGGTGGAGAATTAGATGGTGTGCGTGGTCCTGGTGGAGAATTAGATGGTGTGCGTGGTCCTGGTGGAGAATTAGATGGTGTATGTGGTTGACGACGTCTTTGTATAGCTTGTGTGCGTGGTTGACGACGTCTTTGTATAGCTTGTGTGCGTGGTTGGCGACGTCTTTGTATAGCTTGTGTGCGTGGTTGGCGACGTCTTTGTGCAGCTAGTCTCATAGATCGTCTTGGAGTATTCACCATCTGATACTGAATAATACACGTATATAGTATATGTTTATTTTTTACTCATTTAATGCGGTCTTTCCAATATGAACAAATATTGATTCGCATCGCCATTATATTCCGAATAATTGGCTTGGGCATGGACGATAAATCCACACGAACGCGCCTTGGATAAAATCGCGTCGGGCTCTTCCATATAATATACCATTTCATTTTGGCGAATATTGTTTGTAGCGCCGTCTGTAAATGTCTCCTTCATGGTTACGGTCGAATCTTTGGAATAGTTGGAAAAATCATAGGTAGAGTGATAGCTAAACTCTTGGTAATCGATTTTCGTATCTGTAATTCGTTTGTTTGCATATAGTTGAGGGGTCTGCAAAGACGTGGGTTTGCCAGCAGGTACAATCGTATCGAATTTGTGTGGGTCGACTACATGGAGAATCAAATAACCATTGGGTTTCAACCAATAAAAGCAGTTTTGGAAAAACTCGAGTGTGTTGGGGAATTGATATATAGTAAATCCTGTGCACAATACGTGGGAAAATGTGGACCGATCATAGGCCATGGGATCGGTCACGTCGCCACACGTAATCGAAAGATCCGGATACCTAGATTCTGCGTATTGTTTCATGGTGGGGGATATATCAATACCCTCGACGGTATATCCAGCCATTTGTATGGCATTTGTAAGAGCACCTGTCCCGCTACCCACGTCTAAAAAGGTGCTGTGTTTTTGTGATGGCATGGTTGCATCCACAATTTTTGCCCATTCATAATCGACCCGTTTGACTGGCTGCATAATTTCGTCATAAATACTCACATAGAAATCATCATAAATTGCGGTTTGCTGTTTCAAAACAAAAGGTAACTCTTGACTAAATCCTTCCGTCTTTAATGGTTTTGCCATCCGATTATAAAGGATTGTACATAGGAGAATGATACCGAGAGAAAGGGTCAGTAGTAACCAAGCATATTTGCGATTGGTAAGTATATTCATCAGGGTCATGGTTTTGGTAGTTGTCGTATTCAAGTATATATTTAGTTCTATATACTTGATAGATTAGATATTTACACTGTATTTCGCAACTGTGTTCGCGTATTGTTGAAAAACATGTCGCGACCCACTGTGGGTTGTGATGCTACATTACGGTGGGGCGTTGTATCAAATGCGAATTGTTGGAACAAGAGGGGATTGGGCTGTTGAACGGGGGGTTGTCCGGGATCTACCGTCACTTTATATAGATCGCTTTGGGAGGATGGGACATAGACATCTTGACCCATGCCACGCTGGATCGCGAAATGTTGGTTTCTCAGCATGGTTTCTGTATCGATATTGTCCATGAAAAATCGTGTGGGGCCTTTTGCGCTTGAAATGGGACCTGTATATACTGCACTAGGCGAATAGGTTCCGGGATCAGATGGCGCCGGTGTTGTGGCGGGTGGCTTGCGAACATTTGCTGATGGATATAGGACGAATTTTGTAGACACGGCTCGGCCATCGACCATTGCCGGTAGGGGTGTCGACGGAAAATGGCGGTCTTGGATTCTGCTATTGAGTTCATCCACTCGTTCATTCTGTCCATAGTAGACTCCTTGTGTTACTCCATAAAGGGGTCCTTCGCGGTTTAAAGACATACCATCTAAATCAACTTGCATTTCTTCTGTTGTGTTCTCTTCTATTCTATAGTAACCAAAGAAACTATTCCTTGTGGAATCTATGATAGTTCCTTTTTGTCCATGGTCCTCCCCCCCTTTTGGATTTTTCTACAAAAAGTAGACGTCAATTTTCAAAAATGGACATTTTTAAAAATGTCCAAAACTGAAAAAAGCGCCGGAGAATTTTGCAAAAAATCACGTTCACTCGTACACGAGCTAAAATGCAAAATCATAATTTTTGTATGACTGCATAACTTTTTTCAGGCGTTTTTTCGGTTCTATGGATTCATAGAACTTTTTTACGCCGGGTTCTAAAAAGCGCGCGAGATTCGTATTGGATCCTTTATGACACCATGTATCGTCACATGGTCCAAGATATTTTCTTTGAAATTTCCACTCGTACAACTTCAACATGGCCCGACCTTAGAACCGAAAAAGCGCGCTGAATTTTGGTGGATGTTGAAAAAGTATGATGATTATGATACTTTTTCTTGTGTTTTCAATTTTATTTTTACATATCGATAAACAAATAGTATCCATGGTATCCAAGAGAAGCAAATGCCAACATGAGAATGAGTTCAAAGATTTTTCTTGGTGTTTCTTCTTTCATGAGACCAATGTATACCAAAAGCGGGCCTACTATGAGTATATGAATATAGTTGATCCATGCATCCTTTTTATACAAGGATTTGTAGATATGGTATAGAATTACTATGATTCCTGTTGCAAGGATAATGTTATACAAGATTTTTGGCATGCTCGATTGCTGGATACCAATATACCCCAAAAAGGTTGAGAAAATGAGTATGTGGGCTAAATGAACATAGGCTTCTTTCATGTTTGTTATATATAATATACTAATCTGTGACATATTATATTCTTGGTTTTCCAAGATATTGGATTCTTGTTCGAAAACACCTGTTTTACTTTATTTGTACCCTTTTGACTAGACCTTGGATTTTTCTACAAAAAGTAGACGTCAATTTTCAAAAATGGACATTTTTAAAAATGTCCAAAACTGAAAAAAGCGCCGGAGAATTTTGTAAAAAATCGAGTTTGCCTGACAACGAGTGAAAAGTCAAAATCATATTTTTGGTATGACTGCATAACTTTTTTCCGGCGTTTTTTCGGTTCTATGGATTTATAGAACTTTTTTACGCCGGGTTCTAAAAAGCGCGATTGATCCGTTTCGGATCCTTTATGAGACCAGTTCTCATGTCATTTTCCAAGGTATTTTCTTTGTATTTTCCACTCATACAACTTCAACTTGACCCGTCCTTAGAACCGAAAAAGCGCGCGACCGAGATTCATCGTTTCACCAAAAAACGGCGATTTCTTCTTTTTTCAAAGAAAATAAGGATTCTTTCAAAATACAACAAAAGGTTCTTTTTCCATGAAAACTAAGAATCCATCAAAAATGAGAAAATCCACGTTTTCCAAGAAAACCAAGAATCCATTAAAAATGAGAAAATCCACGTTTTGGCCAAAAACTGAATTGTTCCCTTTTGTCTGTGGTAGGTGGTACCCTTTTGATTTTTTCTACAAAAAGTAGGCGTCAATTTTCAAAAATGGACATTTTTAAAAATGTCCAAATCTGAAAAAAGCGCCGGAGAATTTTGTAAAAAAATCGAGTTCACTCGTATACCCGCAAAAAGTCAAACACATTATTTTTGTATGACTGCATAACTTTTTTCCGGCGTTTTTTCGGTTCTATGGATTCATAGAACTTTTTTACGCCGGGTTCTAAAAAGCGCGCGAGATTCGTATTTAATCCTTTATGAGACCATGTATCGTGCTATTTTCCAATATATTTTCCTTGAAAATTCCACTCGTACAACTTCAACATGGCTCGACTTTAGAACCAAAAAAGCGCGCGACACGATCGAACAACTTTGTAAAAACCCTCGATTTCTAGTGTTTTCCAAGAAAACTAAAAATCCTTAAAAAGTGAATCTACCCTTTGGATTTTTCTACAAAAAGTAGACGTCAATTTTCAAAAATGGACATTTTTAAAAATGTCCAAAACTGAAAAAAGCGCGGGAGAATTTTGTAAAAAATCGTCTTCACTCGAGTACGAGCAAACTACCAAAAATATCATTCTACCTTGACTGCATAAAATTTTGCGTCCAACCTTTAGGCGTTTTTTTGGTTCTATAATTTATAGAACGGAAAAAACGCCGATGGAAAAAAAAGCGCGCCAAAATTATAAGTGTACTATCTGTCTCTTTGTATGCAGCAAACCCAGCGATTTTCAAAGACATTGTTCTACCCGTAAACATGCCCATAGAACCGCTTTCACTGAAAAAAACGCCGATTTATCGAGTCAGCGGATTCTCTTTGAAAAACCACATAGCTGCACATTTTGCGGCAAAGCCTACTCGGCAAAAAACAGTTTATGGTATCATTCCAAGAAGTGTACCATGACTCAAAACGTGAAACCACACGATTTTGTTGAAATCTTGGAAAATCGCGTGTTTCAAGAAAACAACAATTTTGTTGAAAATGAACCCCAAGACCTTGGAGAATACAACAACCAAGAAACTGAAGAAACCCAACAATACCATGAAAATAGAGAAAATGAGGTTTATGAAGAGTCTGAAACATTTCCCGAAATCTTGGAAAATGAGAATATCAAGATGGAACAATCAGAAGATCTAGAAGAGAACGACATCTTTTCATCCGATATGAACGCACAAATAATCCAGCTTTTGAAGCATGTTTTGAAAAAAAATGCCGAGCTATCGAGTCAAGTGACTCAACTAAAAACGGACGTCAAACTCGATGTCAAAGACCAACTCTCGGAACAGCTCGCCCATTTTGCATCCACCCTGCAACCCAGTGTTACAAATCATCATACCAATCATAACAATACCCAGTTTAATATGAATTTTTTCTTGAATGAACAGTGCAAAGATGCCGTCAATGTAAGCGACTTTATCGAATCCCTCCAACTCACTTTGGAAGACTTGAAAATGGTGGTGGAAAAAGGGTTTATCATGGGAAACTACCAAATTATCAAAGATAAATTCAATGAGCTTGGCGTGTATCGACGCCCAATTCATTGTTCCGATCTCAAACGCGAGACCATCTATGTACGAGAAAATAACGAGTGGCAAAAAGAACCCCCCGAGCACCCCACCCTCCAAAAACTGGTTAATTATGTCGCACACAAGGTGTGTATTCAGAGCAATATATGGCACAAAGAAAATCCCGACTTTATGCAAACTCAAGAAAAGAAGGATCAGAGTTTATTGATCATGAATAGTGTCTTGGGCGGAGCCAATGGAAAACCGATTTACGAAAACAAGGCGCGTATCGCCAAGAATCTGATGGAGTTTGTCGAAATTGACAAGAAACGCTATAGAATGTAAAATGTGTCTAGAAAAATGGCCAACAACATGGGGAATTGCCAAGTGCTAAATATATTTCGATGTGTCTTGTCATTCATAATCATCACTTTTACAAAGACGAAAAAACTAAGAATGACGGCAACCAACAATGTACATTTTAACAGGATTTCCAAGGTCATCGCAAACAATACAATTATGATATATCGTCCTAAAATAAGATAAAGCCAAGACGTGTTTATATATAGTATTTCCAAGAAGATGGTAAAAATCTGTAGTAACGAACATTATCCAAGCCCATCCCCTTACGATGAACATTTTTCAAAATATCCATTTCCCCTGAGCGATTTCCAAAAGTATGCGATTGATGCGATCTTGACTGGGAATCACACCTTGGTCACTGCACATACGGGGTCGGGTAAAACCCTCCCGGCCGAATTTGCAATCGATTACTTTGTCACTACACATCGAAAAAAGGTCATTTATACAAGTCCCATTAAGGCACTTTCCAATCAGAAATATTACGAGTTTACGCAAAAATATCCACATATATCCTTTGGCCTGCTCACGGGTGATATCAAGACCAATCCTGATGCCGATGTCTTGATTATGACGACGGAAATCTTGATGAATTCGCTGATTCAACGGCTAAGCAACGCGGACTCGAAAGATTCCATTTCCAATCTCCAATTTCAGATGGATATCGACCAAGAATTGGCGTGTGTCATTTTCGATGAAGTGCACTATATCAACGACGAAGACCGTGGTCAAACGTGGGAAAAGACGATTTTGCTCTTGCCCCCCCATATCCAAATGGTCATGTTATCAGCAACGATTGACAGACCTGAACAGTTTGCCCAATGGTGCGAAGACAGAGGTACAAGTAGAAATACAAGTACTAGTACAGAAGACGCGCCCAAAAAGGAGGTTTATTTGGCATCCACCAACCATCGCGTCGTACCCCTCAGCCATTATGCCTATCTAACAACCACGGAATCCTTTATCAAATCGCTCAAAGACAAGGCACTGGAAAAACAAATTCGCGAAGGAACCAACAAGATGATTCTATTACAAAATGCCGACGGCCAATTCCAAGAACCCGGATACCGTGAGTTGGCACGACTGACCAAGCTGATGGATAAACCCAATAAACTGAAGGAATCTCGCAAACACGTCTTGAATAACATGGCCCTTTTTCTAAGAGATCGCGAGATGTTGCCAGCAATTGCCTTTGTCTTTTCGCGAAAACAGGTCGAACAGTGCGCCCAAGACATCACTGTACCGCTCCTAGAAGATGATAGCAAGGTGGGGTATATAGTAGCCCGCGAGTGCGTTCAAATCATCCGAAAACTCCCCAATTACCAAGAATATGCGAATTTGCAAGAGTATCAGACCCTGGTTTCTCTCTTGCAAAAGGGGATTGGTATCCACCATTCGGGTATGATTCCTATTCTTCGCGAGATTGTGGAACTCATGATTTCCAAGAAATATATCAAATTCCTGTTTGCAACCGAATCATTCGCAATTGGATTGGATTGTCCCATCAAAACTACGATATTTACGGGTATTTCCAAGTTTGACGGATCAAATCACCGACCCTTGCATTCCCATGAATATACGCAAATGGCGGGAAGAGCGGGCCGGCGCGGTATCGATACAATTGGCTATGTCATGCACTGCAACAATTTATTTGACCTGCCGACCGAGTCCGAATACAGGGCCATGCTTTGTGGCCGGCCACAGGAGCTCGTTTCCAAGTTTAAACTTGCCTATTCGCTGATCCTGAATGGAACCGATTTGGTAAAACAGACGATGATGTATGGCGACCTTTCCAAAGAGGTTGAACGTCAAACCACTGCACTTCAAAATATGGCCCAAAAAACCTTGGAAAAGGCAGAGTTTATCAAAGGCGCAAGAACGCCGGAAGAGACATGTCGCGAATATTTGGCGGCCATTACTGGTGCAAAACAATCGACCAATAAGAAACGCAAAGAATATGAAAAGACAAAGGATCGCATCTTGGAAGAATATAGATATTGCGTACAGGATGCCAAGGCGGTGGAAGAATACGACGACCTTGTCCGAGACTACAAGAAACAAGAGGACTATATCCGATTCTTGACCACCTATGTCGAAGAACAAACGGAAAAACAGCGAACCCTATTGTTGGAAGAGGGGTTTTTCGTAAAGGTGGATGAAACAGAGGGTTTAACTTCTAACCTAAGTTATAATCTAAGTTTGGCCGGCCGCATGGTCCCTAACCTAAGTTTGGCTGGATGCATGGTCCCTAACCTAAGTTTGGCCGGCCGCATGGCCGCCAAGATTGCTGAAATTCATCCACTCGTCATCAGCAAACTCGTGACGGGCCCGTGGAATTTTATGGTAGATTTTTCACCAGTACAGATCATTGGTCTCTTTTCCTGTTTCGTCGACAATAAAGTGCCTGACGACGAAAGACATTCTGTCCCGCAAACCCAAGATGCGTTTGTAAAAGCGCGAATCATGGAAATGAAGAAACTATATGAGACGTATGCAAAAATGGAAGAAGAGCGTGATATTCGGAGTGGGTCGAAATATGACAACGCCTTGCAATATGATTTAGTTGATTGTGCCATGATGTGGTGCTATTGCGAAAATGAAATGGAATGCCGCCAATTCATCGAGACCAAGGTTGCGACATCGATAGGTGACTTTGTCAAGGCCATGCTGAAAATCTGCACCATTGCAAAAGAAATAGGCACGATTGCGGAAGAATTGGGACAACTGGGTTTGGTACACAAGTTGTCACAAATCGATGGTTTGTTGTTGAAATATGTCACGACAACACAAAGTTTATATGTATAATCACGTCAATTACAAATTCTTGATATTATATTTTATATTAATGAATGAGATGATTTATCAAGCCAGCCTTGGCGCCCTTACCAGGACCAAACTTTTTGAAAATGTAATACCAAGCCGAACCGGTCAATACACCCGCCGCCAAATTGTGTGTAAGGACAGACACAAGAGCTGTTCCGACAGTGGTGACCCAATCCAACCCAAAGGGTTTATTTAACGATGCCCAATCGCCCGTTTTATAAACAATGACCATCATGATCGCAATAATAGCAGGCATAGGTATATCACCAATAAATTTGCTGAAAAAGACGGTGAATAATAAAAAGGAAAGACCAGCCGACAAGGAAGACAAACGCGTAAAGGCGCCGTTTTCCAAGTTAAATTTACTTTGTCCAACCAAGACGCAGCCGCCCATGCCGCCAGTGAGACCACTCAAGATATTGGCAAAGCCCTGAGCATACGTTTCTTTCAAAGGATCGCCCTGAAATTTCAAATAATCGCTGGCATATTTCACGGTAAAGAGGGACTCTGTCAAGCCGGAGATGGCCATGGCCAACGAGTAGGGAAGGATGCGCAAGAGTGTCGATGAAGTAGCAGTTTTTATAGGATTCTCAAACGTGGGAAAAGTGGACCCGACTTCTCCTTTATCCTTCACGCGCTGAATAGGCATTTTGGGGAATGCCAAGAACAACATGGATAGAATGAAAATGCCGACCAAGGCACCGGGTATATTGATGGGGAATTTGAAGACGCGTTGGAATTGAAGGACAATAAATCCATACATGGTAATGATGACACCCAAGATAGAAAGCAACAACGTATAAACCAACTGTTGACCCGAGAACCACTTGCCATCGTTGCCTTTGAAATGTTGCAACTCGTCATTGAAAATGAGAATGGCAAGACCGACCAAAAATCCCGACGACACGGGTCCGGGAATCAAGTCAATCCAATTGTGAATTCCGAAAAAACCGATCAATAATTCAATGATGCCACCCATCAAGACGGCTAAAGAAACAAATTCTTTTCCAATATAGGCCGAAACGCCGTATAAACACGTGGTGACGGCAGCCGTTGCACCGCTAATGAGACCAGGTTGTCCGCTAAAGATAGAAGTAATCAAGGTCATGACAATGGTGCTGTGAATTCCGACCGAAGGAGATAGACCCAACATAAAGGCAAAAGCGATGGCTTCAGGAATCATGAGAATGGCAATGGTAAACCCGGAGATCAATTCCGTCATCATTTGTGTACTTGAAAGTACCTTTTCGCTACGTTTATCATTCATTGAAAATATGATGGTTTAACCTAACGTATCTATTTTATAGTATGGCGATAAAATAAAATCAACGCGTTTAGTTTGCGATCGAAACGTCGACCATCTATATATACTAGAATTAGCCTCGTCATCATGGATTTTTTATTTACCGTGGTCATTTTCCTGATTGTTGCCTTTGTCTATGTCCATGTGATGCATCAATATAAAAAGAGTGAAGATATGGAGATTTATGAGATGGATTACTCGACCAATACGCACTTGCAAGAAGTGTGTGATATTCGCCAACCAATATCCTTTCAATTGCAACCGCAAAACAAACCCGCACTAAAGATGGAACATTTAGGTTCATATGAAGTACGCATCAAAGATGTTCGCGATTATGATCGCGCAAAAAATGGCACGACGGTCGAGTCCATTGCCATGCCGTATCATAGTGCAAAAACGCTGATGGAAACGGATACTAATGCCCGATTTTTTACGGAGAACAATGACGATTTTATGGAAGAGACGGGATCGGCCGGAACCCTATCCGAAACCTACGACGAATATTTGAAACCCGCATTTACGGTGCGATCCCATTACGATTTATTACAGGGGAGCAAGGATGCGACCACGCCCCTCAGATATCATACAGATGCGCGCAAATTCTACTATGTGACGTCGGGCAAAATCCGGGTTAAGATGACGCCTTGGAAAAGTCGGAAATATTTGCATCCCTACAAAGATATGGAGAATTACGAATTCCGCTCACCGATGAATCCGTGGAAGCCGCAACACGAGTATTTGCACGATTACGATAAAACGCGATTCTTGGAATTCGACGTACACCCAGGATATATGTTGTATATCCCATCCTATTGGTGGTATAGTATTGAGTTTCTCGACAATCCGATTGTTTATGGAATGACGTATAATACGGCAATGAGTTACGTAGCAAATGCACCGGACCTCGTCCTCTATTTCTTACAACAACAGAATATTACCAAGAAAATATCAAAGGCAACAGAACCCGAGCCACAGCCCACACCCAAGTCGGACGCGCAAGAAATATCAACACAATCATTGGACGAGGGATTCCGATTGCCCGTCCCCGGTGTAACATCGATAGAACAAACTTTATCTTCATAGATAGTATATTTCAATTGACTTACCATGAACCCTTTGAAACTCGTTTTGATTTCCGGCATTATTTTGGTGGCTTTGGATTTTAGCTACCTTACCTTGATTTATAAACCCATGACAGATCAAATCGTGAACATTCAGCGCGTAATTATGCAGGTCAAACCAGCCGGCGTTGTCTTTTGCTATATCTTTATGATTTTCGCACTCTATTTCTTTATCTTGAAGAATCGCCGAACGCCGGGAGAGGCCTTTTTGCTAGGTGCTTGCATCAATGGTATTTATGAATCGACCAACTATGCTGTACTAAAAAAATGGGGAGCACCATTGGCCATTGTGGATACTCTATGGGGTGGTATTTTGTATGGAACCACCACGTATTTGACACAGACACTTTATCCCATTCTTTGAATTTTTGTATAAATCAAATGAAATCTAGGGCAGTACAATACTTTTTCTTTGGACATCTAGATTCTGCTCATCCGGTTCATAATTATATCTCTCATAAAATTCTTCTTCTTTGTCGGCATCATCGAACTCAATGATGCAGTCAGTTTCATTTCTCACACCGCCATATTCCACAATACGCGCTTCCCATAGAGGAACAAACGATGCGTAGTAGAGCCAGTGGAAGCGATACGCCGCACAAATATCCTGAATCGAAGTATCTGTATGTGAGTATGGGATCGGAGCGGCCGATGCCTTGACCGTTTCGTAGAGACAAGCGCGCTTTAGCAGATCACGTGGTGAGTCAGTATATATGGTCTCGTAGGGTCGAATGATGGCTTCATCAGTGACATAAACAAACATTTTGGGCTCAGTATAGGAGCCACTGGTCGATCGAATAACAAAGTTGCGGACAAGGGTCGCAACAATGAGCGGATCGTGTGTTTGTTTCCAAAGAAGATGTTGTTTTTCTACAAATTTTTCGAACTTGGGGTTTAATGCTCGATAATATTCTCTATAAACGGCGCCAAAATATTCAAAGAGATTCTCTGTAATGCCGGAATGGTAGAGTTCATACGCCCAAAAGAGAGATTCTTCGTACTTTTTTGCAATGAGAGAGACGGCGAGCGATCCGAGCACTTCTTCTTTGATGTAGAGGTAGCGAGTGAATTCGATGGATAATGATTTGTACGAAGCTTCATTCTCGGCCTCGTCACACACTTCCTCATCACTAGTTTCCTCCTCGTCACACACTTCCTTATCCTCATCGCTCGCTTCCACCGCTTTCACCATCCCCACCTTGACAAAGACGTTTTTTAACATAGGTTCTGATAATACCGACGGCGAATACATTTGTGATACTCATGATAGATAGTAAAAATGGTAAATCAATTTTACAATCCGATAATCCTATCCATTCTATCCTATCTTTTACAAAGAGCAGCCACGGCTTTTCTCGAATGCAGATTCGCACCTCCAGGAGCGCGCGAGGCAAGATGTCCCCGCATACCTAGGTCTTGTATCTCACATGATAGTGTACAATAGATATCATCATATATCGAAACGCGTTCGATGCACATTTTACAAAGAGGATTCTTTGTTTCGCCATACCATTCATAATCGTACCACATTTGAGAACCGGGTTCATGCGGATTAGTTGATTGATGCGTTTTTTCACAAGACACTTGTGATGTTGTCGAAGAAGAGTCCATCCTCTTTGTATAATCACAATACTAACAAAACACTTTATTTCTATTTCCCAAGAAATCAATGTAGCAAAATATCTATATTGATTATATAGTTAAAGGACCCCATGCCACAAAAACGGAAAAACGCGACTCGATCTACAAAGTCATCCAATAGGTCTCGAACACAAAAAACTCTGCCGGTAAACAAGGCACAAAAAACGGCGAGGATCGTCAAGATGTTTTTCGAAATGTTGAATACAGTCAAACTATATCATTGGAAAACATATCAATATTCGCAACATCATGCAACGGATGAATTGTATAAGCGTTTGAATGAACACATTGACAAGTTTGTCGAAATCCTCTTAGGAA